ACGTAAAAGCTAAATTAACGCCCGTTCAATTTTGGGATATGGCGGTTGAATTAAAAAAACACGGAGAATTACACACGGCATCAATTGATAGTTGGAAGGATTTAAACCACCCTTATAACGAGTTTGGGGGTTACGCTCAATACTTGGAATATGTTTTACCATACCGAAACCAAATAGCTGAAGATAACAACTTACATTTGCATACGATTATACACCCAAAATTAACCGAAAAGGAAAACGGAAAAAGAAATGCGCCCGTTCCTTACGATTTAAAAGGCGGTTCGGAATGGTTTAATAGTGGTAAATGTATGATAACGGTTCATAGACAAGACCCAACGTTTAACTTAGCCGAAATACATTTTAATAAAATTAAACCACGTTCAAACGGAAATATTGGAATGATAGAAATTTGGTTTGACAAAGAACGATTGAGTTATTACGAGCAATCGAACCCAGCGCCAAATGTATACGAAAAGGCATACGCAACTAAACAAATTATAAACCAATAAAAACACGAAACAATGGAAATTAAAATACTAAGCGCAACGGCAATTTTACGAAAAACTTTACTCAAGTTAAAAATAAGCCGTGAAGAAATTGAAGAAAAAAACGGACATAGAACGGACTTAATTAATTCGATGATTGAAACCGAAAACGAACTATCGGAAGTATTGACAACTTTTTTAGTTCTGGAGAAACAAGCTCGAATTTTTTCGTCAAGTTCAAATAGTTTAGAACAATTAAATTTAGAATTGAAATTTAGAATTAAGCAATTAGAAAACGAAATTGAAGCAAATAATTTTTAAGATGAAAATAACAAACGAAGATAATATGCAATTAATGGCACGCTATCCCGATAACTACTTTGACTTGGCTATTGTAGACCCTCCTTATGGGATAGGAGAGGATGGAAGAAAAGGAGTAAGAACAAGTCCAAGTAGACCAAATTCATATAATAGAAAACCAAAATACACTGCAAAAAATTGGGATAATTCAGCACCTTCAAAAGAATACTTTATAGAACTTTTAAGAGTTTCAAAATATACTATTATTTGGGGAGCTAATCACTTCATTGAAAATATACCAAATCAAAACACACCTTGTTGGATTGTATGGGATAAAAAAAACGAAGGAACAGATTTTGCTGATTGTGAGCTTGCTTGGTCAAATATGAAAACAGCAGTACGAAAATATACAATTCATAAATTTGAAGGAACTAGAGGGGGTAAAGATTGTATCCACCCTACTCAAAAACCCGTTGCTCTTTACAAATGGCTACTTAACAAATACGCAAAGGAAGGAGACAAAATTTTGGATACGCACTTGGGTTCGGGTTCAATTGCGATAGCTTGCCACGATTTTAAATTTGATTTAACTGCTTGCGAACTTGACAAAGAATACTTTGATAAGGCAATACAAAGAATTGAAAACCACAAAGCACAACTAAAACTATTTTAATGAAAAAATGTAAAAATTGCAAGGCGGAATTTACGCCAATAAGATTTAACCAAAAATATTGTTTAGAAGAACCTTGCATAAAAGTTTGGGTTAATTCCCAAAAGGAAAAAGAATGGAAAACACGAAAACACGAAATAAAGGAAAAGTTGCAGACGGTTCAAGAACTTACAAAATTAGCGCAAACTTATTTTAATAGCTACATAAGAAACCGAGACCGAACAAAAGGATGTATTTCTTGCGGTTCGTTATTAGGGCAAAAATTTGACGCGGGACATTATTACTCAATGGGCGGACATAAAGCCGTTACATTCAACGAAGACAACGTACACGGGCAATGTGTTTACTGCAATCAGTATTTACACGGAAACTTATTAAACTATCAAATAGGAATACAAAAAAGAATTGGAGCGGAACGATTAATTGAACTAAGTGAAAAAGCACACGAAACCCGAAAATTTACACGCGACGAATTAAAAGAAATAATAGAAACATATAAACAAAAACTAAAATGTATTTTAAAATAACACCAGAACAATTAGAAAAGGCAAAATACCGAAACACGTTTGATAAATTAAAAAATTCACTAAAAGACGGAAAAGGGACTTATTTAGGTTCGGTTGGAGAAGTTGTTTTAATGGATTATTACATAAATAAAGGGGTAAAAGTTGAAGACGGACAAAAATACGATTACGATTTTATATTAAACGATTTTAAAATTGATGTAAAAACACAATCGATGCAATACAAACCCAAACCAAATTTTACTTGTCATATTCCAAACTTTAATATAAAACAAAATTGCGATTTTTACGCTTTTATGTTTATTAATTTAAAAACAAACGACGCTTATTGCGTAGGAATGATTAGAAAACAAGATTGGAAATTAGTAGCAAAACTAATAAAGCAAGGGGAAATGGGCTACGTAAAACCTTTTATTACTGACACTTGGGTTTGTTTAATTAGCGATTTATTAAAAATAAATTAAAAAAATAGTTGCATATTAATTAAATTGTTATATTTGCATATAATTACTAACCAATAAAACCAATAAAATGAAACACTTATTTAAAAGTTTAGCGGAATTTCAACAAGAAGTCCCAACAATTCACAAAGCGACGCAAGGGTACGGATATACCTACGCAGATTTACCGAAAATCTTTGAAGTAATTAACCCTTTGTTAAAAAAGCACGGATTAGGGTTTACTCAATTGATTCACGGCACGGATTTAATTACAATTTTATTTCACGTCGAAAGCGGTGAAACGCTTGAAAGCAAAACTAATATTCCGCAAGGGGTACAATTGAAAGGTCAAAATGATTTCCAAGTGCTTGGGAGTGCAATTTCCTACTTGCGTAGGTACTCTTTATCAAGTTGTTTGGGGATAGTGAGCGACAAAGATACGGACGCGGGAGGCGAACAAGTAAAGACCGAACCAAAAAACGAAACTAAAAAAGTAGCTATTGATGACAAAAGATTAGCAAAGGCAATTAAAGCAATAAGCGAAGGCGGTTACACAATGGACGAACTAACAAAGACTTTCGAATTAACGCCAGAACAACTTAAAACCCTTGAACAATGAAAATAAGATGCTCAGCAATCGGAAAAATAATGACGAACCCCAAAACAAAAGGGGAATCATTAAGTCAAACAACTAAAACTTACTTACAAGAATTAGCAGTTGAAGAAATTTACGGCATACGCAAAGAATTTTCAAGCAGATACACGGACAAAGGGAACGAAGTCGAAGAATTATCAATTGCACTTTGTAACGACGTTTTAAATTTAGGATTTATCTATAAAAACGAAGAAAACTATTCAAACGATTGGATTTCTGGAACACCCGACGTAAACACGGACGAAATTTTACTCGATGTAAAGAGTAGTTGGGACGCTACAACGTTTCCATTTTTCGATACCGAACTAAAAAATAAAGAGTACTTTTATCAATTACAAGGGTATATGTGGCTAACGGGCAAAGAAGAATCTTTACTTTGCTATTGTTTGATTGACACCCCTTTACAAATAGTCGAAGACGAAATAAGGCGCGAACATTGGAAGGCAAGTTTGATTGAAGAAAGTTTAGATTTAAGAGCGTTTGTGCAATCGAAACATACATTTGGACATATACCAAAAGAAAAGCGCTTAAAAACGTTTAAAATAGCAAAAGACGATGAAGTAATTGAATCAATCAAAACACGAATAGAAGAATGTCGAGAATATTACGATAACTTAATACAAATACTATGAAACCAAAAGACAAAGCAAAGGAGTTGGTAGATAAATATTATAATTTTGGTGACCAAGAATTTGACTATTCTAAAGAATTTGCATTAATAGCAGTAGATGAATTGTTAAATAATTTTTTATCAAATAGAACTACAAATTATGGAAAAGAAAGATATTATTTTTGGCAAGCAGTTAAACAAGAAATAGAAAAACTATGATAACACTTTTAATAATTCTTTTAGCTCCAGCAGTTGCTTGGGGTTGGATAGCCACAATATGGCACATAATAGATTTTTTCGATAATGAACATTAGTAATCAATTAAAACCAAAATAAAATGAAAGTAACGGGAAAAATCCACAACGTGGGAACGCTTAGAAAAGTAAGCGAAAAATTTAAAAGTAAAGATGTTGTATTATTAACGGACGAAAAGTTTCCGCAGTATATTACAATCCAATTTACTCAAGACAAAACCGACTTAATAACCCAAAACGACATAGGGCAACAAGTCGAAGTTAGTATTAATTTACGGGGGCGTGAATGGAAAAGTCCACAAGGCGAAATAAAGTATTTTAATACTATTGAAGGTTGGCAAATAAACGCAGTTGGAACGGCAGTTAAAGAAGCTCTAATAATGGTTGACGATAGCGACAACGATTTACCTTTTTAATTATGGAAGCAAAACTAAAATATAACTTGCCAGAAGACGACTTTGCTTTTAATTGCGCCGTAAAATCTATGAAAATGTATTTTGCACTAACTGAAATAAAAGAAGAAATTAGAAGTGTTTTAAAATACGGAGAATTACGAGACGAGCAATACAAATTTATTGAAGAGTTTAACGAAAAGTTCCACGAAATTTTAAACGACAACGAAATAAATTTAGACCGATGTTAATAGACGATTATAATTTACGAGCTTGTTTACTCGAAGCACTAAAAACACGAACACGAAACCAAGTTGTAAAAGAAATAAAAGGTAAAGGGGAAAAATTCCA